AGAAAAAGTGTTAGATATGATTAAAAACTCTTTTGAAAATAAATTTAATGTTGATGTAAAATATATCAAAGCGGAGTCATGAAAATAATAATTACAGAAAAACAATATAATAAATTAACTGAAGAGAAACTTCAAAAATTTTGCTATTCTGTTTGGAATAGACAAAAAAAGGAAGGTGAAGAACCCCATCTTGATGATGTGATATACGACATTACTGATATTAGAAAAAACTCTAACGAAGACTTCCAAGTTATTAGACCCATTTGGTATAGATACAACGGTGGATTTGATAAATTATTTGAAAAACTTAAAAATGAAATTGACGAAAAAATATTTAATCTAACAAGTGATTGGGGAAATCTCGACACAAGAATAGAAGTTATTGATGTAAGTCAGTTTGGTAGATTGGGAGAAGACTTTGGGGTTGATATATTTGTAAATGTTGATGATCAAGGAACTATGGATTTTCAAATGTTTGAAGAAGGGACTGATAACGAAATTCAAGTTAACGATACAATTGATGCCGCTTACTTTGAAGCTCAATCCAATTATGAAGGAAGTGATCTTCTTGGTTACTTGAGAGGAGAAGTTTATGATCTTTTTTATAACAAATTGGAAAAATACGGAATCCCAATTGATGTGGATCTTGATCTGAAAGAATTTTAAACATATATTTATTATCACTATGGGACCTATTGAAAAAAAAATCTTTGAATTATCAAAAACTGAAGGACTTTCAGAAGAAACAAAACTAGCTTTAACTATGATTAAAAATAAAGTTAAAGAGGAAGAGAAACGAATTGTTAATGAGGCCTATCAGAAGGGTTACCATGACAAAGAAATGAACCGTAGGGGTACTTTTAACTACTTTGAAACTAAGTACAAATCGTTTTTTACAAATTTCAGAGTTGGCCAATTGTAAAAATTTTCGTATCTTTGTGGTATGGAAGACTTAAACAAACTTGAATTACCCGAAATAAAATCACTATGTAAACAATACGGAATCGGGACCGTTGGTGATAAAAAATCTTTAATCAAAAGACTAAAATACTATTTGGATCCTGTTGAGGATGTATTGAATTCTCATCCTGGTAGAAAACTACCAAAGGATAAACAAATTGTTGGTGTTAAAGCGGATAAAAACGCAGAGATTAACCCCATATTAAAGGCTAAAGGTGTATTCCTATATTATTCTTTAGGTTATAGTTATTATATGGTGGACAAATCTAATTAATCTTATATTTATAATAAAAAAGAATATGGACAAGAATATCAAAAAAGAGTTATTAGAAATGAAGTACCTTTTTGGTTATGAAAGAGGTAGGGTGATTTCAGAACAATCTTTACCAATGGAGGAAGATGATAATATTGAAGGTGAATATAGTGGTGTTTCTGATGCAGAATTAGATGAAAACGACCCTTTCGCAACACCTGAAATGGAGGAAAATACTAAAGAAAAAGAAAGAACTAAGGTTACACCTGGTACTAAACCTAAAACAAGACCTAAAACTCCCTATAGCCCAAAACCTGGGCCTGATCCAGACCCAAAGGCTAAAAGAGATAGTGACATACCGGAATGGTTAACTTTTGATGAACTAGGAATTGATTTTGAATAAGATGAAAGATATTAGAAAAAGATTATACACGGAAGGTATATCCAAAAGAGAATTATTAAATCTTATGGAAGCACCGATCGACTACGAAGGACCTGAAAGAATGGCCGGAGATGTCGAAAGAAAGATTACAGGAAAACAAACACCATTCCATAATTTCCCTGCAATCCCTGAAATGGACCAAGACTTTATTGAATTAATATCTTCTAAGAGATTTAAAGACTCAGTTGAAAAAGTAAGAATGGCGATGGGAGATACAAGAGCCATCCAAGGAGGAAATGCTCTTATGCAGTTAATGGGAACGGTTGGTCAAGCAATGCAAAGATTGGTTATGATACAATCTCAACATAAAGAAGAACTTGAAGATCTTGCTGTTAAACTTGTTATAGAAGAATTAGGTATTCCTGAGGGGGCAATGCAATTTGATGCAGAACTTGTAATGCAACCTATGGGTGCTGCCGAAGGTATGAAAGAAGAACCTGAAATGCCAAGTGAAGAGGAAGTTGAAGAACTAATGGGTGACATGGAGAACTTCAATTTAGAAAGAGCTAAAAGAAGAATGATCAACTCACTTATTCAAGGAGCGGCATTTAAAGGAGGGCATATGTTTAATCTTGTTAGAAATGAGATTAATGATATGAATCCACAATTAATGAATTTATACGCAGTAACTCAAGCTTTGATGGAACATGCTTATTGGATCTTCCCTGATATGGAAGGAATGGCCGGAGGTGGTGGTGGTCAAATGGGACAATCTAGTTTTGATCGTCAAACAGATCCACCAACGGTTAAAGCAAGAGCGGTAACATTCCCTCTACTTGTTCATGAGTTAGTTAAAGGTGTTTATGAAGTATTTGGAACCCATGGTTTACCTGATGACCCACGACAAGCTGAAATGGTATTAAACGCTGAAGATTCACTTCCTGCTGAGATTTGGGACTCTCGTTTAGGTCCAATTTTCTGGGAAAAGTTTGTTGCAACATATCCTATGGAATTATTTGATGATGACATGAAACACATCCAACACTATTTGTTTATGAGATTTTCATCACTTGATGCAGAACAATTTATGAATCTTGCAAAAAAGATTTTAAAAGGTGATAGTGAAGGTCAAAGAATTATTCAACAAATGGTAGATGAGATAGTTAGTGAATTGAAAAATCAAGAATATGAAGATGCCATAGGGGATGACTATGATGATGACGATGATGATGATCTTGATAATATTGATCTAAGTGATTTGGGACTTTAATAAGTCCCATTTCTTTTTTATAAGGAATTTTTTTCCTATAATTAATAAAAATATTGAATATGAAAAATATTGATTGTGAGATATACATTAAACAACTTATTTCTTTTTTTGAAAATAATCCTGGTGATTTAATGGAATTGATAGGGGATGTTCAGAAAGAAGATTTTTATTTGAAATTAAGAGAAAAATCAGAAAAAAATGTTGATGATGGTTTAGATCACGTTTTAACTAGACAACAAATGATCGATATTGTTTTAGAATTGAAAATTCCTGAATTATATGAGAAACCAAACCCTAAATCGGTTGTTGAGGGATACATACAAAAAACAAAGTGGGGAAAAATTATTTTAAATTAATTTTAAAAAATGTTTTGCAAATAGAATTTAATTATTACTTTTGTGATATAATTAAAAACAAAACATATGATCTATACTCCTGAACTTATTAAATCTATCGCCCCATCAGTATTTGCAACTGAACCTTCTTCAAAAATGACTAAAAAATATACCTTTGTCCCAACGGACCAAGTTATGGAATTTTTTGATCGTGAGGGTTGGCAAATCTCATCAGTAAAACAAACTGGTAGAGGAATCCATTCCGTTCACGAGTTAAGAGACCGTAATAGTGAATTACCTAAAGTTGGTGATACATTAGTTGAGGCTGTGGTTAGAAACTCACATAATGGAACTTCGGCATTTTCTATGTCGGCGGGTTTATTTCGATTGGTTTGCTCAAATGGATTAACGGTACCAACATCTGTTGCCGAAAGATTCACATTACGACATAATCACTTTACTTTGGATGATGTTAAGATGTTGGCAGATTCTTTCTCACAAAAACTCCCTATGATTGAAACATCTGTTGGTCGCATGATGGAGAGAGAATTAAATGAAGATGAGAAGAGAGGGTTTGTTATGGATGCCGCCCGACTTCGTTGGCAGGTTGGTAGTGTACCGGCAACCCTAAACATCGATGAGATCTTAACCCCTAATAGAAAAGAAGATGAAGGGGACGATCTTTGGAGAGTATTCAATGTCGTACAAGAAAAGATGATCCGAGGAGGAGTGGCATACAAATCACCACGAGGTCGTAATACTTCACTTAAAGGTATCAATAACATTATGGCGACAAATCGATTGAATACTAAACTTTGGGAAACCGCAGAACTTTTATTGGTATAAATAAAAACGGGGGTCAATGACCCCCATTTTGAATTATGAAAAAATTTAAACACGAAGAAAAATTTTTAGATTTTATTGTTGAAGAAAAACAACAATTATATTCTATAGTTGAATTGTCGGATGGACACTCATTAACACCACACATTTTATTAGAGAAACCAAAGTTCTCAACTTATCTTTTGGATACAATACAGTATTCTGATGGGGTAAGTTATTTAGATTCAATTTTCTTATTTGATAATGACATTTACATATATTTATCTATAAATGATTCTAATCTCTCTTCATTTTCCTGTAGAATTTATTATCCTATAGGAAAGAAAAAAGATGTTGACTTTTTTGTATTAAACTTAAAAAAAATAAATAAAAATGGAAATTAGTAGTGTAGATTTACAACAAAAAATTAATAATGGTGAAAAATTAATGGTTGAGTTTTGGGCTGATTGGTGTGGTCCTTGCAAGATGATGAAACCAATATTTGAAAGAGTTTCTCAATCTAATGAAAGTGAAGTTCAAATGTACACCCTAAATATTGACAACAACAGAGAAGTCGCGGTAAGTCTTGGAATTAGAAGTATTCCAACTATAAAGATGTTTAATTCAGGTGAGGTGATAGAGACTAAAGTTGGTCTTATGAATGAATTACAAATAAAAGATATGGTAACTGAATTAATAAATGGATAAGGTTGCTGTCGTATTCACAATGAAAGGTTGTCCTTATTGTGATATGTTAAAAGAAATGTTAACGGAAGCCAATATTACGTTTGTAAATAGAGATATTGAAGAATACAAAGAGGAATATGATTTATTTTCTGAAGTGGTAGGAAATGAATTTGTACCGGCACTTATGTTAATTGAAAATCCAGAAACAGAACCAAAGAGTCATTTATTTGCTCCCGAACGAGATTATAATGAGTTGGATGAAGCGGTTCAAATAATTAAAGAGTTTTACGAAAGATAAAAAAACCCCTCAATTGAGGGGTTTTCTTTTATAGAAATGTTACATCTTTTAATCTATCCTGAACCAAGTATGGTTTATCTAGTGTCTGATCAGTGACATCTTTTGTAAAGTCATAGTCAGACATCCTTTCTTTGAACTCAGTAAGATCCATATCAAAACAATCTAAAACAAGACTCTCAATAGACTTCTTTGGTATTTGAGAATCACAGATTACTTTAATTTTATAATCCTCATCTTCATTTAGGTGACTTGAGTAACGGAAATATACTTTATCAACACCCAACAAAGAGTACATGTGATTGAAGATATAGTGGGAGTAGTATAATATTCCTCTACCACATCCTAAACTATGACCATAAGGAAATTCTGACGAAATGTTTATTTCTGAAACAGGATCAAACTCATCAACATATAACGATTTGTTTACTGTGATCCACGCTCTTGAAAAGTCTGTAATTTCTTGTTCATATTTGATAATGTCAATAATATTAAAACTTTCTTGATTTAATAAAGTAAACATATCTTTATTAGATTCTATGAATTCAGACTTTAGATCATTAAGAATTAAAACTTTTGAACTTGTGGTTTGACCATTGACAACTACAAAGTTTTCGCAGTCTGTAACTTGGATAATTGTATTTTCTTTTTTTTCGAATTTTGACAGGATGTAGTCTGCGAATAGATTCACAAAATACCGTCTTGTGTTTTTTTCTAATTTTCTCATATTATTGGTTTTTATAATGAATATGAGAATTAAATGAAACTATAAATAGTTAGATATATTCAGGAAACATTTCGTTGATGTTTTTCTGTGTTAAAGAGTAATCAGGGTAGTCTGGAAGTCTTACATCAATACACTCAAGTACTCCATCGTTTATTAGTCCTATTAAAAATTCATTGTAAGTGCCGTAATATTCTAAAAACGAATCCATATAAGTACTACCTTTATTATTTTCTAAAAAACCTCTAATTTCCTTTACAAAATCTCTAATTTTTATGTAATGGAAATAACGAGTTTTTCCATCTCTTTCTATTGGAACCTCATCAATTTTACCTTCAAAGAACTCATCTAAACCACCGTAAATTGCTTCATAAATTTCTTGTTCATACGCTTGGTTTTCAGCATTATAATAAATACTTCTTAGTTCTTGACCAATATCTTCTAAATCATTACTGAATAATTCATTAGTTGCGTCAGTATCTTTTAATAAATCATTTAGATCTTCAGGTCTTATTCTAAAATAACCAGGTGTTCCCTGTTCTTCAGATAGACTCTCAAAAAAATCAGAATCATAGTCATCTAAGGATAATTCAGTATTACCAATTTCTTTGTAAACAACATCTTTTAGTTTTGTTAAATTTGTATCATCTAGTTCAGTTACTGTTTCATATGGTTTAGCACCACTATCATAATAATCATAATCTAAACCATCCTCACTGAATACTTGTTCGGCAACATACCTAACACCATCGCTCCGTCTATTACTCCCACAATAAAAGTTAGCTAATTCTTCTCTACCCCTTAGATATAAATAAAAACCACCATTTCTAATTTCAACATCGGTTAATAAATCATTTATAATAAAAAGAATTGTACCTTCATAGTCTTCATCTAATTTACGAAGTAAAAGGATATTTTTTAATTCTTCAGGGGCATTATCATAACTAAGGTTATTTAAGACACCATTTTCATCTAAGAAGTCTAAGATTTCTTCATCCCACTGACGGTAACCTATTTGGTTCAAATCAAGATCATCTAAAAGACCGTATTTTTTAACGAACCTGAAAAACGTTATTAGGTCATTGAAATAACCTTCAATATCCTCCTCAAAATTTCCATCATTAAACGTATCAACTAATTCTTTTGCTACTTCTAAACTCATATCGTATAAATATCAAATAAATAAAAAAAGGTGTTCTATTATGGAACACCTTACAGTAATATCAAACACTTAAAAACAAATTACTTGTTTCTATAATATTTTTGAACGATTTTCTTCACGGACTCTTGCACGTTAGTTTGTTTTACTTGTGGTTGAGCCGCTGCCGTTGCCGGTGCTTGTGCTTGAGTTTGCTGTGCTTGGTTTTTTTTACATCCACAACCCATGATAAATAAGATTTAAAGGTTTATTTACTCATAAATATTTGTACTTATGAAATAAAGTCAACAATTATTAGAATTAAACTTAAATAAATTGATATTTATAACATATGTCATTAAAATACCTCATAAAAAACTTCATTGTTGAAAATGATGAAAATCTCATAACACTGACTCCTGACGAATATACTGAAGTTTTGGATGATGTTGGTGGAATTGCGGCAAGAGTATCAATGTTAAAACCATACAGAGGTAAGGGTATTGTTATTAAAGGTGATTTAGATCTTAGAAAATTTAAAAATGTTGGACCACTTACAGGTATTGTAAGAGTTATTGGACGATTAGACGTATCCAATACAAATGTCCCACATCTTGATGGTGTTACTGTTGATCGATACATTAGTGATTGGGGATCTACAATGCATAGAATAAAGCTAAAAAAACAAAGAGATTATAAAATTTCGCAACTTGATGGTTATAGAGAAGATGATGAGTGGAATATCGAAAATAATGATGATGAATCTGAAAGAACTGAAGCGTTATATGAATTTTTAGTTGAAGAAGGTATACCTACATTATATGAAGACGAAGAAGGAAATGAAATAGAAGAAGACAAGTATTTTATTTATCCTAGTGGTAGCGCCACTTACGGTATTGGAAAACAATACGAATGGTTAGGTAGCGATACTCTACAACCTGACACATATGATGTTTATACTCAAGATGAGTTAGATAATGCCGCTAGAAGATATGTTGAAAATGCAGTTGATGATATGGGTTATGACGCATTTACAAGTTGGGTTTGGGATCAAGCACTTGATAAAGGACAGTGGGAAGGTTGGTTAAGAGATTTTTATGAAGACATTATTAGAGATGATCCTGAAAACTATGATATAGGATTAGAATTATCTACAAATCAACAACGTCAAATTAATCAATTAACAAAAACCATAGAAAATTTAAATAATAGATTAAGAAATGAAGATCTTTCAGAGGAAGAGTATGAAAAAATAGAACAACAAATTGAAGACACAGATGAGTATATTGAAAACATAAAAGAAGATCCACAAGGTGGTTATGATGAAAGTTCCATAGAAAATGAAATTGATGATAGAGTTAGTGAATATATTGATGATATTGATGATTTTATTAAACACTATGGTTATGAAAGTAGTTTTATAATGGATTTTGTTGATTTAGATGAAGTAACTGAGATTGTCGTAAATAGTGATGGTTATGGTAATCTATTGAACTCATATGATGGAGAAATGTTTGAAACACAGGTTAATGGTGATTGGTATTATGTAATGAGGGCTAGTTAGGTCTTTATTTTTTTATTTCTTTGTGATATTTTTTATAAAAGAATGGCAAAGAGAAAACCAAAAATAAAATTTTTAATGGAAACCGATTGGATGTTTGAAAAACCCATCGATCGTGAGCATAAAGAATACAAACTACTTTCCTACTTCCAAAAAATGGGAGAAAAATTAGACAAATTAGAATTATACCCTGGTTTCATTGAATTGTCATTACATCTTATGAACCTTCAGACTCTTATGAAGGAAAGAAAAATAATCTATACCGATAAAAAGTTAGACTCAATAGACGACGAGTTATTGGTTAAAGATTTAAAAGTCAGAGATATCCCTGAACTATCTACAGAAGAATTTAATGAATTTGTACAAATATTATCTTATTCCGCACCAAGAATAATGGAATACTTCAATGTTGCAAAATCCGTATGGACTATAGTTTTTGATGCTCTTGAAATGAAGGTTAAAAAAAATAAAAAAAACATTTTTTCAAAAAAAGGATTTTTTTATTTTAATAATAAAGAAAACGGTCAAATCTATGTTTGGGAATATCATATTAAACCCGCAGCAAAAGGATCTCCCGAATCAAAAACATGGGTTAATTTAATTTATAACGAGGATTCGAAAGAGTTGACGCTACCAAAAATTATATCTACATTTTCCACAATGGATGAAAAAGAAACAAAGGAAAATCCTGTTTTTGAAATGATTTGTACTGGAACATTCCCCATGGATGAAACGTTACTCCCATTGTTTAAAAGAAGATTAGTATCATATATTAATCAGCAAAAAAGACTTCAAGAATACGAAAAAACAAAAAATGACCTTAACGATGGGATTTAATAAGAGAATATTAAAGAAAGAAAATATTTTAAATAACCTACCAAATCTTATGACTTATTTAGACGCCGATGCAATTATTTGCACCGACGATTTCTCACGCAAAGTTTATAGGTTATTTAATGAAGGATTTACAAAAGAAGAAATAATAAATCTAATAAATAAAATGAAATGAAAATTAAATTGGAATATGTTTGGTTAGACGGATATAAACCTGAACCTAACCTAAGAAGTAAAGTTAAGATTGTTGATTATGAATCTGTTAAGAATGCGTTTCTTGATGGAAATTTTCCTATGTGGAATTTTGATGGGTCATCAACATCTCAGGCTGAAACAGGAAACTCAGATAGATTGTTGAAACCTGTGAGACATTACATGCCTTCCGCATTTCCAATGGAAAATAACACCGTTTATATTATATGTGAGGTATTAAATCCTGATGGAACACCACATGAGTCAAATAAAAGAGCAAGTATTGGTGAAAATTTTGAAGATCTTTGGTTTGGTTTTGAACAAGAATATTTCATTCGTGAAGAAGTTAATGGAAACATTTTAGGACACAAGAGAAACATTCTTAAAGGTCAAGGTGAATATTACTGTGGTGTTGGACATAATGTTGTTGGTCGTGAGTTTGTTGACGAACATTTAAATATGTGTTTAAATTATGGAATTGGTATTACCGGTATTAATGCTGAGGTAGCTTTAGGTCAGTGGGAATATCAAGTTTTTTCACAAGGTAAATTAAAAGGTGGAGATGATCTTTGGATGACTAGATATTTCTTATTGAAAATTGCGGAAAAATATGGTTACCATATCGAACTTCACCCAAAACCAATTACGCACGGAGAGTGGAATGGATCAGGACTTCATACAAACTTCTCAACAGATATGATGAGACTCGATGGGAACGAAAAATATTTCATGGCACTATTCAACGCACTTGAATCAAGACACGAAGATCATATTAAAGCGTATGGGTCAAACAATCACCTACGATTAACTGGTGAATACGAGACTCAAGCGATTGATAAGTTTAGTTGGGGTGTATCTGATCGTGGAGCATCAATTAGAGTTCCTCAGGACACCGCAAAAGAATGGAAAGGATATGTTGAAGATCGTAGACCAGGATCAAACGCCGATCCGTATAAAATCATTCGTGAGATCGTTAATTCACTATACGTTGCTCAACTTCTTTATGATACAAAAACTATGATGACCTCATTTGTTGATATGGATGGTCTTACCGGAAAATACGGTACAATGTCTAACGATGAGTTATTAAAAGAATATAGAGAAGAAGAATAATGGAAAAAGAATGTGTATGTGGTGGGTCAGGACCTTGTCAGTGTCCACCACCAAGAGTAGAACAAGTAAATCACCCACAACATTATGGTGGTGAAAACAACCCTTACGAAGCTATCAAAGTTATTGATGCTTGGGATTTAGGATTTAGTTTAGGAAATACAGTAAAATATATCAGCCGTGCAGGAAAGAAAGGAAAAGACAAAGAACTCGAGGACCTCAGAAAGGCCTTATGGTACCTCCAACACCACATCGAAACACTCGAAAAATAAAACGGGTTTAGATAAAGAGATTAATGTTTGGGACGCTCTCACAACACCAAACGAATTATTAAGAGAAACCCTCATTAACTTTATGTGGGGGTTTTTAGGGAACTCTATTGTAGTGTTCGCAGCAAAAGAACTGGACTTTTTGGTCCTTATAAATTATATTATTTATTACATACTGATTTCTTATATTGTGAATAGAAAAAAATATGAAACTATGTTAGGTAAGTTCATTATTCTTCCTGGATCCGCAGCGGCAGGAGCGTTCACGGGGTATAAGTTAGCACAAATAATTTCAAATTTTATTTAAAAATGAGGGAAGATTGGAACTCAAACGATTTTCAAGGAAGGTCAGAAGATCACATGAAAAGAAACTATAGAATTTTTGCCATTTTATTGGTATTAACTTGGTTAGTTGGGACTGGTCTTGTTTTATACGCTTTAATTGATTACATTTTTTAAACTATAATAATATGAAATACTACAAAATTACACTTGGTCATAAAGGATCAGAAATCTACCCGTTTAGGTTAAACACTGAACAGTATAAAACATTTCAAGAAAAAAGAGTTGAGTTTGATGAAATGGAATATGAACAAATCTGTGAGGTTTTAGGTGTTGAAGATTATTTTGATTCACCATTAGACTCTTTAATGGGTCCTTATCCTGAAACTTTTTATATGAAAGTTGAAGATGAGGATGGTAATTTAATTTATCAGACTGATGAATTTAATTACGACAAATCTGATTATGAGGAAAAATACTGTAGTCAAGAAGCATATCTTATTATAGAAGATTATTGTAAAGGAGAACATTTAGTTTATGACATACCTTTAGAGGAAGATTTTGACATTGAAAAATTAAGGTTTGAAGTCAAAGACGTTGGTTGTAGAGTTGAAATTGTTACGGATATCTTATACAATGATAAAAAATTTGAAATTTATAAATCATTTGGTGATACATCAAGTAAGGGATATTATTACCATTTAACTGCAGGAATTTAAAAAATGATAGAAACAGGAAAAATAATAAACGGAGATTGTATTGAGGTTATGAAGACATTACCTGAAGGTAGTGTTGATTTGGTAGTGACATCACCACCATACGGAGTCGGAATTAATTATGATGTTCATGAAGATGATATGGAGTTCAGGGAATACGAAGAGTTTGCCAAATCATGGTTAACTGAAGTGTACCGTGTATTGAAAGATGATGGTAGAATTGCTTTGAACATCCCTTATGAAATTAACAGACAAAAAAAAGGTGGTCGTATATTCTTTGTATCGGAGATGTGGCAGATCATGAAACAAATTGGTTTTGGGTTTTTCGGTATTGTGGATTTAGAAGAACAATCACCACACAGAAGTAAGACTACAGCTTGGGGGTCTTGGATGAGCCCGTCAAGCCCTTACATTTATAACCCTAAAGAATGTGTTGTATTGGCATACAAAAAACAACATATTAAAAAAATCAAAGGTCAACCACAATGGACTGGAGAATTAACTGAAATTGAAAATGAAGATGGTTCAAAAAGGAACAAAATGGTCTACGACGAGAATGATAAAAAAGAATTTATGGAACTTGTGTTTGGTCAGTGGAATTACTTTGCAGATACTAAATCACTCACCAAGGCAACTTTCTCGATGGACATACCAACCAAAGCGATTAAGATATTATCCTACAAAAACGATGTAGTTTTAGACCCATTCGTAGGATCAGGAACTAGCTTAGTTGCCGCTGAGATTTTGGATCGTAGATGGTTAGGTATTGAGTTGTCACCAAATTATGCTGACATTGCGAGAGGTAGAGTTCAAGCGTTCACAGATGAAAAACATAAAGTTAAAGTTGAAGAATCAAACTAAAACTTTATCTCCTTCTTTTATATCATATTTTTTACATTCACTTCCAGGTAACTCCAACACCATATCCCCTGAACCCTCGTAATGTTTGCATTCGGGGGTTTTGCATGGTTGACAATCGTGATGTATTTTAGAAATTACACCATTTTTTATAAAAATAATGTCTAATGGTGTTATACAATTCTTCATCCAAAAATTGTGAGGTTCATTATCCATTAAAAATAACATACCATCAAAACCATCAAAATTTTTATTCATCATACCATTCTGAATATCTTTTGATGTAATGACACATTTTACATTGTACAAGTTATTTTTTATTTTTAAATTCATATTTATAAATATGAAAAAATTCGAAAGATGGTCAGGTGTTATATTAAAAAAGAACAATAAAGTTCTTATGTGTAAACGAGCACCAAATAAAACTTTACCTAATGTTTGGTCAATACCATCCGGACATATTGAAGATGGTGAATCACCAGGTCAGGCGGCAATTAGAGAATATTTTGAAGAGACAAATATCGAATTACCTACAGATATTAAACTTGTTGGATTTGTAAATAAATTTAATGACGATGAAACAATAAAGAGAGGTATGATGTATGTTTTTTATTGTGAAACTGATGATGATATTGAACCAGATCTTGAAAAGGCATCAGACGGATTCGAACACACAGAATGTAAATTCTTTTCTTACGAAGAATTGCCCGAACAAAAGAAAAATGAAGATTTAATGGAAATAATCAAAAAAATTTTCAAGTAGTAGTTTGTGGATTGGTTAAAATCACTATCTTTGTAGTGTAATCAATTAAACAATTCTATATGTCTACCATCACTCAAGTTCAAAATTATCAGGGTTCTAACTCATTCATCATCAAGATGAAACAAGCAATTACTAAATACGGTTCTTTGACCGCTAAACAAGCGGCGGCCGTTGAAAAAATTCTGAACGCCCCTGTTGAGGCAAAACAAGTTGAATTGACTGAGGATATGAAAAAAATTCAGTCTTACACTGGTGAAAACTCTTTCGTAAAGGAGATCCAATCTAAACTTGAGAAGTATGGTAAGTTAACTGACAAACAAGTAGATGCTGCACTTGGTCAAATTAAAAAAGAAGAGACCAAGGCTGCCACTAAACATATGAATATCCCTACTGAAGGTGACACAATCCAAGTAGGTCGCAAAATTGGTCAACAAATGAAAGAGACTTACGGGTTACAATTCAACCCAACTATTTTGGATATCACTAAAGTTTTAGCCATATCACCTAAGGCAGTTAAGTTCTCAGGTAAGATGACCGTAAAACGTTGTAACGTTTGTGTATGTTGTGCTAAAACCTTAACTGACGAATTCTCTATGATTACAAAAATGGGTAAGACTTGTGCTAAACATATGGGGGTTGAGTATATCAAAGATAAGAGTCAGGCCGATCGTTTCCGTAAGGATTATTTAAAACGAGTTGAAGAGATTGGAACTATGGAATTTTGGGTTCCTAAATCACAACTTAAGAATTGGGAGGGAGACTCTGAATTTTTATTAACTATGTTTGACTAATGTTTGTTAGTCAAACATTTTTTACTTATCTTTGTAGAAATTAATAACTATGATAAACACCATCAAAATCATTTCAGACAAATACGGAGTTTTACTCAATGAAAACTTTGTAGACTCAACCCAATTTAAGATCTTCTTAAAGTCGGTTCACGGAGCCTTGGTCCTCAATGAACCTTTAAGTTTCTTCAATGGAGACACCACACTTATTCACATTCCTGCTAAACAATTACAGGATTGTATAATTCTAACTTCATCTAGTGAGGTAAGTATCACTGATCACGTTAAAAGTAAACTTGAATCTTTAGTATAATATTTATTGATATGAAACATTTAATAATTTTTATTATGGTATTAACTTTGTTTTCTTGTAAGAAAGAAGAGTTTACACCAAACCCACCAAACCCACCTGTTGATATTATAACAGATTCAACATTGGTTGATTCAACTACTACTTTCAAAGGTGAAACTTGGGTTATTACTCAAGTCCTGAATACAAATTTCAGTCAAGAGTTTAGATCCGACACACTTGTCTTTTTAACGGAAAATTCTTATACTTTCAATGGTTATAATTCAATTTATCATTTGTATACTAATTCTTTTGGTTATACTTTGACTTTGAATAATACCGTTTGGGGATATATCAGTGGTACCGTTTACGATTATAATTTAACAGAGGGTATTATTGACAACTGTCAGTTCAAAAACTATTTCACTAATGAAAACTCTGTTAGAATTTGGATGTATCGAATTTAGTTTCCTTGTTCTATAAAAATAAGGTGGTGGAGAAGTTGACACATTCAGTGTCGGCCCAATTAAAGGAGGGATTTTGTATCCCTCTTTTTTTATACAATATTGGCACCACTTACCTGTTTTATGTCAAGATCAGGAAAAAGTCCTTTAAAGTAATCGTAAACTGCGTTTTTTAAGTGTCTTGACACTATATGATAAGGAATATATTCTTCCATCTCTTTATCTATTGAATAATCGTAATATACGGTTTTTGATGGTATTCTATACACAAATAAAGGACCTCCGTTTTCGTCCATAAGATAAATTGAACCAGGCCATTCACCCCAACCTTTAACATCTTTAGATATTGTATTTAAAAACAGTTTCTTATACTTTGGGTATTCATCAGCATACTCAGCATCAAACCGATCTCTTCTATAAGTTTCGTTAATTAAATTTAATTGATCCTGAGTTATAATAATTTTCATATCTTGATAAATATCTTTTAAAATATTATTATATTTGTACTATGGAAAAAATGTTATATTTGGTTAGAGGAATACCAGGAAGTGGTAAATCTACATTTGCGAAAAATTTAGTT